CTGTTCATTCTGTTGAGCTGACGAGGGGTGACAGATCCGCCAAACTTGCCTCTCAGTTCGTCGGTAAAATCGTTCAGGACTTCCTGCTCTCTCTTGACGGCCGCCAGGCCGTACACGCGGAGTTGCTCGTCGAGGAACCAGCGAGCCAGGTCAACCCCGGCATTGATAGACGCTTCCGGTACGCGATCCGCGATCTGACCGCCTTCCGTGGCGAGCCAGAGCCCCCGGTGTACCAGCGCGAGCCGTGCGGCCATGACGCGAGCTTTAGAGGCGAACATTCGCGCCTGTTCGTTCATACCCTCAATCTCGATGCTGATGGTGTCATAGAAGTCAATGTAGCGCGCTTTTGCCGTAGGCTCTAGGTCCAGGACGTGAGAGACAAACTTGCCCTCATTCGGGTCGAGCGCGGCAAACGGCCGGGTACGTAACCAGGTGATAGCATCTTCCCAGACCTTCAGGCGGTCGGGAGTCAGTTCTTCTTCGGTCCACCGGATTCCGGTATCAGGCGGGTGAGCGATCAGAAGGCGAGGCACGAGACCGGAAGCGAACTTGCCCGGGTCAAAGCATTCTGCCAGCACCTTTGGCTGAATCCCCCCGAGCACCGAGACGGCCGCGGACGAGATGCTTGATTCTTCCGAGTTGGTCTTTCTGTCAAGCTGGTACTCGTGAGCGTTCCAGAACTCGATCCACGCTTGCTCGTCACCGCCCCCGCCCTTCTTGTAGGCGTCGAATCCCTTTGTCCACCCGGCAAGCTCGTCGCGGAACAGACACAACCCGTGCGGAGTCGTGGCAAGTTTTGCGATGACAGCTTCGAGCGTTGCGTCTGACATCACCATGCGGGATTGGGGGTTGAGCACGGGCGCCTCAATCTCGTCAATGCGGATCATGCGGCGAAGCGGCGCCACAACGTCGCGCAAGGGTGCCGACTTGTTCGTGCCGGAGCCTGCTACGATCGCCCCCCACAACACGGCCGGAACCTCGAATTTCTGCTTGAGTCGCAATCGGAACAGGTTGCCGATCGCGGCGGCCGTCACAACGCACACAGGCAGACCCAGGAAAGCGGGATCTACACAGTGAGCTGCGGAGGCGTACTGAACAAAGTCGGCGATCTTTGGCGGGAACGCATTTACCGGGAATGGCCGGAACTTGTAGACCACGATAGATATCTGTTCCTTGGCTACTGTGATCGTGCTCGCTATGCTTGCCCTTACCTGTTTTGCCTCTTCGCCGGCCAGTAGCCCCGCTCTGAACTTCGCCCCGAGCGCCGATAGCGCGTCGTCGTCGCTCCGGAGCCCGTTCTCGTCCAATAACCATCCTGACGGCTTCTCGCCCGGCGTAGTCCGGGCCTGGCTCACCTTCCTCTCGAAATCCTTGGTATCGGCCGGATCGCCAGGATTCCACGGAGGGGAACACCGCGGGTTAAACTCGTTCCAGAGAAGCTGAATCGCCGTCAGGTTGTCCAACTCGAACCCGATGACCATAGCCCGTGCCGCCCACAACAGCGCATCGTGGCCTGCCTGCCCCTGTACGGCCGGAGTACACTCGCGGAGGTACGCTCGCGCACGTTCGATGATCGGCGTGCTGGCGGGGCTCTCAGGGGCTCTCACAGGTGGCTTTTGGTCCCACGGGAGCGTAGTCGTACGCTCGGGAGGCCTCATAAGGTCCGGATACTCGGAAAGCTCGATTTCGTCAGGCCCAAAGTCCCGTGTCCAGGCATAGACCTTGCCGTTCGGATGGATAGACGGCGCGAGCATGATGTAGTAGCCGTCCGAACGTATGTCGATACCGGGATGAAAGCTGTTCTTGTTCTTCGGTGGGTTGTCTGTCCGATACAGGAAGTGAGCCCCGCCCCGCGGGGTGTCCTGGCGAACCGTTAGCGGGAGGTCGCCGGGTAGCGCGTGTAATGAGGCCCACCCGTCAATACCCTTCTCGGCGTCAACGTCTATGTCCACTACGTAGATACCGGACTTCGGACCACACGCGAGAGCGATATTCGCATCAGGCCACTTCGCCCACCACTCGCGGATCTGCTTGGGGTCGATCGTGGCGTCTTTGACGCCGTGCTTTGTGAGGGGAACCTTCTCCCCGGGCTTGCAGGGGAACACATAGAAACCCCGTAGTGCGTAGGACAGGGCTGCATCTATTAAGCCGTTTTGCATAGTTTCCTTTGTGATCTTCGGCAGTATTCAATTGCACTCGAAAGTATGTCGCAGTCGTCATTGGCCTTAGCGAGCAGTGTGTTGCATTTACGGCAAAGCCAGCCACGAAACCGGCCTGTTGTGTGGCAGTGATCCATGTGTAGTTTGGTAGAGCAATTGTGTTCGGAAATTCCGCAGATTTCACAACGACCAGAAAAAGCCGCACGTATTTCCTCTTTGCTGGCCGTGCATGCCATGTGGCCGTGTTTCTTGGATTCGTGGACAGAATTGAGGATTGCGTTGTTAAACCTTCCAGCCTCTCTATATCGCTTAAACCTCTCTGGGTATTTCGCCCTGTATTGAAACCCATAATCTCGATAATACACCCTCATGGAATCCTTGTTGGCTGTGAGCCATCGTTGCATCCTGATATCGACGCAGCCCTTACATTGACCCCTGATACGATACACAACTGTGCCGTCTTTCCGTTTGTCGCGTCTAACAGGAAACTCCGTGACTGGCTTCACCTTCAAGCATGTTGAACAAGTCTTCTGCTTCATTCCGCCACCAGCTCGTAATCCAAAATCTTTGAATGCTTCCCGCGTCTCTGTATCGTGATCGTTTTCGTGACGGCCTTGATTCTCCCTGCAAGGAACAGGTCGGCCAGTGCTTCGTCTACCGTGACGCTCATGTACTCGCTATCTTTCCACCGTTTCCCCCACCAGCGCCGGGCGGTCCTTTCGGCGAATCCTCCGTGGTCGAGACAGATCCACTCCCGGAACTGCGACATGCCGCAACGGTAGACCACTCGAAGGCTGTCGGGCATATTGGGCTTACGGTGACGGTGAACAGTCACGGCGCTTACAGTCAGAATCTCTGGTTCGCTTCCTAGGATGCTTCTCCTGCTGGCTTCAATATCGTGGAGCCGTCTCGTTCTGTCCTCGGCTTCCATGCGCTCGATCTCCTGCTTGGGGATCTCCCAACCGCAGTTCGGGCAGATCCGGATAGCGCGGGAGAACACGTCACCGCATTGCTGGCAGTCAGTTAGAGCGACTTCGCCGCCGTCGATACAGTCGATGGGGCCGTGCTCGTCGATGCAGTGGGCGTAATCGAGAACAATGCAGTCTTGCTTGTTCTCGTGGACTCGTAGACCTCTCCCGACCATTTGAACGTATAGACCTTTAGACAGCGTGGGCCTGAGCAGTACGATGCAATCAACTCTCTTAGCATTGAACCCCTCCGTGTAGACGTTCACGTTGCATATCGCCCGGTAGCGCCCGGCCTTGAACCCCTCCGCGATCCTGTCTCTCTCCCTCATTGGCGTCTTGGCCGTGACAACAGGAGCCTCAAGCCCGTATTTGCGTAGCTCCTGGGAGACCTGTTTACAGTGATGCACGTCCACACAGTAGAAGATGATGGAGCTACGCTTCTCGTTGAAGATGTGCTGCATGGCCGACTTTACGGCCTCGCATACCACCTTGTCGGTGTCCACGGCTTCGGCCAGGCTCTTGACGGTGTAATCCCCGCCGGCGTTTCGCTTCACCTGGTCGAGCACGGGTTGAACGTCGCCCACTTTCGATCGGAGTTTGCAGAGATATCCTTGTGCTATCAGATCGCCCACGTTGGCGTCATAGCAGACCTCATTCAGAATGTGGTCCTTGTGGCAGATCGGGCCGGCGCCCATTCGAAACGGCGTTGCGGTGAACCCGACAATACGGAGGTTCTTGTTTGTCAGCCGCGAGCCCTCGATGAATCCGCGGTATTTGCCTTCTCCGCGCGCGGGGATCCGATGGGCCTCGTCGATGATGAGGCAATCCCACGGGGGAAACTCGCCCCACCGCTTGTGTATGCTATCAATGCTCGCGTAGAGGATGGAGTTGTCCATGTCCCGCTTCCGGAGCCCGGCCGCGTAGATCCCGATATCGCCGCCGGGCCACAGACTCGCCAGTTCCTCGGCGTTCTGCTGTACCAGTTCTTTCCGGTGAGCGAGGATGCAGACTCGGAATGGGGGATAGTCAGCCTTCCACGACTGGATAGCCCAAGCCATGAGGACCGACTTCCCGCCGCCCGTAGGGATGACCACGCACGGGTTTGTGTCCTTTGCCCGTACGTGGTTGTCGAGGGCTTCAAGTGCCTCTTCCTGGTACGGTCGCGGCACGATCACACCGTCAGCAATGGATGGCGGGGCAAAGAGGTTCATGACGCGAAGTGCCCCCATACTATTCGCTGAAGTCTAAACCCGATGTTTTGGCAGAAATGAGCAACAAGGTCTTCCTGACCAATGTTGCTCAACTTCGCGCCTCTATATGAAGTCGAAGCGCAGTCGGGGCAGAACTTACCGTTATATTCTTCCATGAATTTTTGGCCGCACTTTGGGCAGGTTCTCAAAACGGCGCCTCTTCGTCCTTGGCCACACGGTTCCGGTTCCCCTCGGCCGTGTTCTCTGCCCTGCTACTGAGACGAAGGTGCGCGGGGTTGACACACGAAGGGTTACAACATGCGTGGTCGATTGTCACCCCGGCCGGGATCTCGCCGACAAACGCGGCGTAACTCCATCGGTGAGCCCACATCATGCGGGTGCGAAACCAGAACTGCCCGTAGCCCTTCCGGTCTCGGAATGCAGTCCACAGCCAACACCCGTCTTGCCACTGTTCGATCTTCGCTGCGAAGCGTTGTAGATCCGTTGCCGTGAAGTCGGCCAGTAGTCTCGGAGTCTCGCCGCCAGGAGTAAGGAAGTCCTCTCGCGCTATCATTTCGCAGCCTTCCATGCCCACTTGACGAGATAGCCGCGAAACACGGGGCCATGCGTTTTCCTGAACCACTCGCGCATTGCAGACCAATCCTCGAACCCGTCAGCTTCTGCGAACGTGTTGAGTTCTTGCCATTTCATGAGCGGTACAGAATTGGAGCCGGGGAACGCCACGCCCCCGGCATGGATGAGGACCATCAGGACATCAGTGATCGGCCAGCGGCCGAGCAGTCGGCACGGCTTTGTTCTCTGTCCTGTGTAGCAATGTGCTATCTGCCCGACGACAGGGATACATTTCCGGGGCGCCCGGATGGTCTGACGTTTCTCGCCCGACTCGATGGCGGGGACAAACTGTTTCTTAAAGTTGAATGCTGGCATTAGCCACGCCTCTTGATTTTATGTGCAAACTTGTTCAGCACGGCTTCCATAACCCTACCACTGGCGGCGTCCCTTGACAGATCGAGTAGTTTGTTGGGGTGTATTCCTGCGAGTTGCAGGTATTGAGTTGTGTGAAGACTGAATTTTGGTTGATATCCGCCTACGGCATTGCCGTACCGGTAGAACCAGTCGATTTCACCCATTGCGGTGACAAGCCCTTTCCACCTTGAACTTTTGCTGAAGGATGGAAAGTCTAACCCGTTTTTTAGTGCGTACTGAACGCACTTCATGGCGTCTATTGTTCCGTCTAACCGCCCGGCAACATCATGCGACTGCTTCATTCCCCCTCCTCCGGCCACGGCAGACGGTTCCGCCAGTGCGTGACGCTGTTCGAGCCGAACGTGTCTGTTAGGTGATCGTGACAAACATCGAGCCACGGTGACGACGCGCAACTGCCGTCATAGGAAGCCGTCATCATGTACCGCGGGTGTGTGGAGATACCGCTGTTGCCAGTGACCAGCACGAGCTTTCCTTCCGGCGGCTTGCGTTCGGTGATGGGTATCCAGCCGTTCACGATAGCCCCTCCCATATCGCGGCGTAGTTGTCGGCCTTGTAGTTTACATACAGCACTCTATTACCGAACTCGACGGCTTCATGTTTATCTGTGTTGTATTCGTCGCTTGGCTTCAGTTCGTCGCCGGACGCTAGGCCCAAGACCTCTCGGACCATCAAAAAGGCAGCAATGAGACCTTCGCCGCTTGGTTCCCCTTCCCACACCAGCCGGCAGTCCTCGGGCGGGTAGCGGTCTACTAGCGTGATCTCGGGCGCAAACAGATCCCCTGTATCTTCTTGTCCTACAACCGTCGCCCCCATCTCCG